TCTTTGCAAACAAAGATGAGAATGAGAAGGTTACGATTGAAGTACGCACAGTTGAACTCGGTACTCCTACCGATCAATTGGTCGATGATTTCTCAAGAGTAATTCTGGAACCATCACAGGTCAATACTTCTTCAGATGGAACTGTTGCAACTAAAGTAACATTCCCATCACCAATTTACTTGGAACCATCTAAAGAGTATGCGATCGTAATTCTTGCACCAACCACAAACAATTATGAAACGTGGATTGCAAGAATGGGTGAAAGAACAGTAAACACCACTACATTACCAAATGCTGAGAGTGTAATTGTCACAAAACAATATGTTGGTGGAAGTCTGTTCAAGTCGCAAAACGGCACAATCTGGACAGCAAGTCAATTTGAAGATTTGAAGTTTAAGCTTTATAAGGCAAACTTCTCAACAACTCCTGGAACTGCATACTTCTACAATACACCTTTAACTACTATTGATGCCAACCTTCCAAAGTTAACTCTCGATCCAATCAAGACTTTACCTAGAAAGTTGAAAGTTGGAATCACCACAACCACAACGATGAATGCGGTTCTTCAAGTTGGTAGAAAGGTAAGTGATGGAACTGTTGGAAGACCATATGGATATATTGAGCAAGTTGGTGGAAGACTTAATACTGCATCAGTAACTTCTGTTGGTGCTGGATACAGTACTGGATCATTTGCAGATATCCCACTTTATACAATTACAGGATCTGGTAGTGGTGCTAGAGGAACTGTAGTTGTTACTGCTAACAAACTTTCTTCTGTTTCAATTACAACTCCAGGAAATGGATACGTAGTTGGTGATTTAGTTGGTGTTACAACTAGCAGTGTCATTAAGGGTAGCGGCGGTAGAGTATCTGTAACAACACTTGATGGAAATGATACTCTGTACTTAACCAATGTTCAGGGTGAAGAATTTACTGCAAGTACAGATTTGGTAGTTTATGAGGGTTCAACTGCGGTTTCTTATGCAAATACTGATATTCTGAGTTCCTCTGTAGTCAATTCTCTGTATGAAGGTAATGTGGTAGAGGTGAACCAATATGGACATGGTATGCACGCCACTAATAATATTGTTACCCTCTCGGATATTGAGCCAAATACAGTTCCATCCACATTAAGTGCAGATTTGTCTATTGGATCTGCAAGCATTTCCGTTGCAAATACATCAATCTTCGGAACATTTGAAGGTATAAGCACTTCCAGAGGATTTGTAAAGATCAACAATGAAGTTATCTTCTACGATTCAATTACTGCCGCTGGCGGTGGATCTGGAACTCTTGGAATTGGAACCAGAGGAATTGATGGATCACTCGTTAGATCACATCCAACAAATTCACAGATCTTCCCATATGAACTGAATGGAGTATCACTTACTAAGATCAATAAGCAACATAATATGTCAGCAAATGCTCTGCTGAATAGTTCTCAAGATCTTGACAAGTACTACATTCAAATTGATCGCCAGGATCGAGCAAGTGGTGACACTCAACTAAGTTTCACCGATGAAAACTATGTTGGTGGTAAAGATGTAATCGCCACTAAGAACATCCAATACAATACATTGCTCCCAAGAGTTAACTTTATAACTCCTGGAGATGGAACAAACGTTTCTGCACAGATTAGAACCGTTTCTGGAACAAGTGCTGGTGGATCCGAGCCATCTTTCATTGATCAAGGGTTTGAATCCATTGAACTCAATGAGCAAAATGAACTTTCATCCACCAGAATTGTGGCATCTGAGGTCAATGAGTCAAATAGACTTACCGATCTTCCAAAGAATAGATCATTTACACTTGGCGTAACTTTGAATTCTGCAGATTCGAATCTGTCACCTGTCATTGACACTGCCAACATGACAATGATTTATGGAAGAAATCGTTTGAATGATCCAGTTTCAGATTATGCTTTTGATGGTAGAGTCAATCTAAATTCTGAAGATCCACATACTGCTGTTTATGTCACTAACAAAATTTCCCTGAAGCAACCAGCATCTTCTCTCAAAGTATTGGTTGGTTCATATAGGCATTCATCAGCAGACTTTAGAGTTCTTTATCAACTGTTCAGAACAGATTCTAATGAAGTTGAGCAAGCATTTGAGCTCTTCCCAGGATATGATAACTTGAGAGATACTAACAATGATGGATTTGGCGATACTGTAATTGACAATACTAAGAATAGTGGTAGAGCAGATGCTTTTGTAGTTGCCAGTGCTGACGGTCAATTCTCTGAATATCAGTTCAGCATTGATGATCTGGAACAGTTTAATGGATTCAGAATTAAGATTGTAATGAGTGGAACTAATGAGGCACGCTCACCCAAGTTTAAGGATCTCAGAGTCATCGCTCTTGCATAATTATGATTAGAGTTGATGGTTATAAAAACCTATACCGCGATGACTCGGGAGCAATTGTTAGTATTGATACCGATGAATATTCACAATATGTTAAATTGAGATCTCAGAGAAAACATCAAAGGGATGAATTGGTAGAAATGAGAAAAGATATTGATGAAATCAAATCCCTACTTAAGGAGTTTTTAAATGGATCCAAGTAAAATTGAACTAGAAAATTTAAGCAAGAGTTTTGAGTACTTTAAACTTGCTGCAGAAATTGACGAATGTGAGTCTATTGAAAGACTTAGAAATCTTGCAAAGTCTTACATAAAATTATACATGAAACAACAAGAGGTTGTTTCTGCTATGGGTTTATCTGGACTATAAATATTTAAAACCCTCATTATAAAATGGCAGTCTATACCTCCAATATCTTAGTAAATACTGATACTGATTTTACTCAGGTTTTTACTTTAGAAAATGCTGATACTAATTCTGCACTCAATTTGGCTGGATATGGTGTAAAAGCACAGATGAGAAAACACCCCAGTTCTAGCGGTGTTACAACATTTACCTCATCAATTCTTAGTGCTGCTGCTGGACAAATTCAAATTGGATTGTCCACATCACAAACAGCAGATCTTAAAGAGGGTAGATATTTGTATGATGTTGTCATTACGGATACTTCTTCCGTAATGACAAGAGTTGTTGAAGGCACTGCACTGGTAAGCAAGGGAGTTACTCGCTAATGGCAACCATTAAAGTTAGGGTAGGTCAGAAGAACGGTGTTAAAGTTGTAGCATCAAATACATCAGTTTCTACATCAGCAGTTGGTAGTGCAAGTGATGTTGATACGGGTGCAAGAGCTGCCAATACCTTCCTAATGTATGATGGGACTGAATATATTCATGTTCCTGCATCAGAAATCTTAGATTTAGCAGACACCGTTGATGATAGTTCTATTGATTATGGAAGTTTTTAAGTAATTTTTTAACTAAATACATAAAAAGGTAATACTGAAAAATGGCCGCACCTGTTTTAAAGTTTAAAAGGGGAAATCTAACTGATTTACCCTCACTGGCAGTCGGTGAACCAGGTTTTACAATTGATAAGTTTGATCTTTATCTCGGCAGCAGTTCTGGAAACCAATTTGTTGGAAGTGGTAGATTCTGGTCCACAGAAACTGCATCGGCAGGTAGCGCCGTAAATATCTTCGAAGCTACTGCCAACGGAACAAATAAAATCTCTCTGAAGGCACCCACAAGCATTGCTTCAGATATTGAGTTTATTTTCCCATCAGTTCAGGGTGCAGTATCTTCGGTACTGACCAACGATGGATCTGGAAATTTAAGTTGGGCTAGTGGATCAGCAAACCCGGTATTTACTGGTATTGCAACATTCAATACACTTCAGGTAGATGTCAATAGCACAGTAACTGTCTCTGGTATTACCACATTTGAAAGTACGGCAGATAATACTTTAGGTGATGTTAATACTGGTGCAGTTCAGATTGATGGTGGCGTTGGTATTGCCAAGAACGTCACAGTTGGTGCTGCACTTTCTGTAACTGGAGATGCTTACGTTGTCGGTCTCTCAACATTTGAAGGTGCAGTAGAATTCAGAGGTGGAACAATTAACCTCGGTGATTCTGCTAATGATAATATCGTCCTTGGTGGTGAAATTAATTCCAATGTTATTCCAAACACTGATGATGCATTTGACTTAGGTTCATCATCTCAGCAATGGAGACACCTTTTCATTGATGGTACTGCAGAAATTGATGATCTGAATGTATCTGGTATTGCAACTATTACCGATGTTAACGTTGGTGGTGCTGCAACAGTCAGTGGTGCATTGGATGTTAATGGTGGTGCCAATATCTCTGGTGGAGAAGTCACACTTTCATCTGCTACAGTTTCTGACCTGACTGCTGGTCGTGTTGTTCTTGCTGGAACATCTGGAGCTCTCCAAGATGATGCAAGTTTAACTTATACTGATGCAGATGGTCTTACTGTTGCCAATAGTGGAATTAATGTTACAGGAGTTTCCACGTTCTCGACAAATGTAGTCGTTGGTGGAGACATCCGCGTAAATGGCAATGACATTCAAGCATCTGATGGCAATGCCAATATTACTCTCACTTCAAATACTTTAACCACGTTTGCTGGTGATATTAAAGTCACTGGTAATGACATCCAAGACAGTGGTGGATCGGCTGCTCTTACTTTTGATGGTTCCACAAATGTAACGGCAAATAATAATCTTACTGTTACTGGAACTCTTACGGCAAATGGTGCTGTTGATCTTGGAAATGCAGTTACTGACACCATTACTGCTACTGGACGTTTTGATAGCAGCCTGATTCCTCTTAGTGATGATGCTGTTGACCTTGGAACCTCTGGCAATCAGTGGAGACATCTTTTCATTGATGGTACTGCAGAAATTGATGCCCTTAACGTATCTGGTGTTGGTACTGTTGCAACTGTTCGTACCGGAACCATTCAGGCAAGTGATGGTACAGCAGCAATTACAATTGCTGACAGCACTGGAAATGTTACACTTAACGGAAGTCTGACGGTTCTGGGATCTCAAACCGTTGTCAACACCGAAACCTTAAAGGTTGAGGACTCCCTGATTGAAATTGGACTTGTCAATAGTGCTGGCGATCTGGTTGCACCTACCACAGATGCAAACATTGATGTTGGTACAATTTTCCACTACTTTGTAAATAGTGCTGCCAAGAAAGCAGCAGTGTTCTGGGATGACTCTGAGCAGAGAATCGGTATTGGTTCTGATGTATCAGAGAGCACCAGTGTATTGACGATTGCACATTACGCAGACATTCAAGTCAAAGGTCTTTGGGTAACTGACTGTGCTGGAACTTCACAGGTTATTTCCTGTACTGGTAGCACAAGAAACTTAGAAAATATCACCGTAGATGGTGGAACATTCGTCTGATAACTTTTAAACAACTTATAAATACAGGTGGGATAATCCCACCTTTTTTTGTATCCAATTATGAATGAAACTGATTATAGGTCTTTAATTTTAGTTTACCAACAAAAATCGGCAGATTTACTTTCTCAGGTTGTAGCTTTTGAAGCAAAGTTGATGGTTCTAAATCAAAAGTTTGAAGAGCAATCTAAAGAAGTAATTGGACTAAAAAAAGAGGTGGAAAGTTTAAAAACAAAAAGTAAAAAAACACAACCAAAGACTGTTATAGACGCTGAGGGATTCTAATGGCAAAACCAGCAACACGCCAACAATTGATTGATTATTGTTTGAGGCGTTTGGGTGCACCAGTATTAGAAATTAACGTCGATGATGACCAAATCGATGATTTGGTTGATGATGCTTTACAATACTTTCAAGAAAGACACTTTGATGGTGTTGAAAGAATGTATTTGAAGTATAAGATTACTCAAGAAGATATAAACAGAGGACAGGCGAAGAATACCACAGGTGTTGGGATTGTTACAACAAGTGCAACATCAACAACTATTAGTGGATATGGAACTACCACATCCAATTTCTATGAAACTTCTAATTTTATTCAAGTTCCAGACTCTGTTATTGGAGTAGAAAAAATATTCAAGTTTGATACTAGTTCTATTTCTGGTGGAATGTTCAGTATCAAATATCAATTGTTCTTAAATGATTTGTACTATTTCAACTCAGTTGAACTCTTACAATATGCAATGACCAAAACTTATTTGGAAGATATTGATTTTCTTTTAACAACTGATAAGCAAATACGATTTAACAAAAGGCAAGATAGATTATATTTGGACATAGATTGGGGATCACAAACTGTAGATGACTTTATTGTAATTGACTGCTACAGAGCGTTGGATCCTACAGCGTTTAGTGGGGTTTATAACGATAGCTTCCTCAAGAAATATTTAACCTCCCTGATTAAGAGACAATGGGGTCAAAACTTAATTAAATTTGGTGGAGTTAAACTTCCTGGAGGAATTGAACTCAATGGTCGTCAATTATATGATGACGCTGAAAAAGAGTTAGCAGAACTCCAGTCAAGAATGTCAATGGACTATGAACTTCCCCCTTACGACTTTATTGGATAATGGCATTAAATCCCTTCTTCTTACAAGGTTCTCGTGGAGAACAAAATCTCATTCAGGATCTCATCAATGAGCAATTGAAAATATATGGTATTGAGGTAACTTATATACCAAGAAAATTTGTCAGAAAACAAACTATCATCGAAGAGATACAATCATCAAAATTTGATGACAACTTTTTGATTGAGGCGTATTTGAACAATTATGATGGTTACAGCGGTGCTGGCGACATCATGACCAAATTTGGTGTAAGCATCAGAGATGAAGTTAGTTTAGTTATATCTAAAGAAAGGTTTGAAGATTTTATTGCAGTTTTTCTTGAAGGAGAAAATGATGATGAAATCACAGTCTCGTCAAGACCAAGAGAAGGTGATTTAATTTATTTTCCACTAGGACAAAGATTGTTCGAAGTAAAATTCGTAGAGCATGAAAGTCCCTTCTATCAGTTGGGAAAAAATTATGTGTACGAACTTCAATGTGAACTCTTCGAATACGAAGATGAGGTTATTGACACAAGTATTGAAGACATTGACAAAACTATTGAGGATCAGGGTTATATTATCGATCTAACCTTGTTTGGTACTGGAACTCGTGCTACTGCAACTTCGACTGTTGGAACGGGTTATATTCAACAAATATTCCTCAACAATGATGGATCGGGATATACATCCACTCCAGTAGTTACAATCTCTGGACCTACTGATCCTGATGGTAATTCAGTGAGTACGGGAACTACAGCAACTGCTGTAGCAATTACTACTACAAAAAATAGCGTAACTTCCATCTCCCAAATATTACTAACCCATGCTGGTCTTGGATATACTGGTGCTGCACCAACAATTACCATTACTGGTGGCGGAGGATCTGGTGCTGCAGCAACTTGCGGCATCATAACCGATAAGAGGGGTGTTGTTAAACTAACTGTTACTGATGGTGGCGTTGGTTACAGCACTGTTCCACCAGTAACAATTTCTTCAGCATCATTGTCACCAAATATAAATGCTGTAGCAAATGCTGTTGTCAGTGCTGCTGGAACTATTAGTTCTCTTAGAATTGTAAATGCTGGAGTTGGGTATCTTGCATCTGCTCCAACAGTTACAATTGGTGCTGCAGCAACTGTTGGTGTAGGAACTTACTGGTTCAATGAATTAGTCACTGGTGGAGAATCTGGCACTAGTGCTAGAGTTAAGAATTGGGACGCTGATACCAATATTCTACAGGTTGGAATTATTACAGGAAGATTCCGTTCAGGTGAGACCATCACTGGCTCCAAATCTTCTGCAGTGTATGATATTAAAACTGTGGGAACTGCCAATACTGTAACTGATAAATACCAACAAAACGACGAGATAGAGGATTCTTCAGATCTCATCTTAGATTTTACTGAATCCAACCCATTTGGTACATATTAATGTTAGGAACTTACTTTTACCACGAGATCATTAGAAAAACCATTATTGGTTTTGGAACTCTTTTTAATCAAATTAGTATCAAGCATAAAGATGCTGATGGGAACATCATTAATGATCAGAGAGTTAGTTTGGCATATGGACCAAAGCAAAAGTTTCTTGCACGTCTTGATCAGCAGGCAAATTTAAATAAGGCAGTTCAGATAACCTTGCCAAGGATGTCATTTGAGATGACATCATTAGAATATGACCCAACTAGAAAGTCTGGTATAACACAGACATTCAAGGCGGTAACTGGCACAACAATGAAGAAAGTTTACATGCCAGTTCCATATAATATTGGTTTTGATCTTTCAATTATGTGCAAATTGAACGATGATGCTTTACAAATCATTGAACAAATTTTGCCATTTTTCCAACCATCTTTCAATCTTACAATTAATCTAATTGATTCTATTGGTGAGAAAAGAGATATTCCAATTGTTCTGAATAATATATCGTTCCAAGATGACTATGAGGGTGATTTTTCAAGTAGAAGAGCTTTGATTTATACTCTCAAGTTCACGGCAAAAACTTATCTCTTCGGTGCAATCGCAGACAATCCAGAAGGTCTCATTAAGAAAGTTCAGGTTGATACTTATGCTTCAACTGACAGAACTACTGCAAGAAGAGAAATGAGATATGTGGTTACTCCAAGAGCAAAGACCGACTATAACAACGATAACACCGGTGATCTAACGTCTACAATTACTTCATCAGACACTCTTATCCCTGTTGTAGACAGTTCTGGATTTAGTGTCGGGAATAGAATTATCATTGACAATGAAATCATGTATGTTGAAGCAATCCCATCTGGAACTCAACTTTATGTCCAGAGAGGATATGAATCAACAACTCAGGTTGAGCACCTTAAGGATGCAAACATCAATCTTCTCACGACTGCAGACGATGCACTGATTGAACCAGACGATGACTTTGGTTTCAATGAGTCCTTCACATATTTTAGTGATGGAAAAGACTATAGCCCAACACGCCAAATTGATATTTGATAACTTATGTCAGATTTTGATGCTATTGACCAAGCCCTCAATGTAGAGAGTAGTATTGTTGAGGTTGAAAAACCTGGAGCGATACAGAAACCGGAGGAAAAAAATGATATTAAGAAAGACTATGAATACACCCGTGCTAACTTATATTCTTTGATTGAAAAGGGGCAAGAGGCAATCAATGGGATTATGGAATTGGCAGGTGAGGGTGGAAGCCCTAGAGCATATGAAGTTGCAGGTCAGTTAATTAAAAGTGTTGCAGATACCACGGATAAATTAATTGATTTGCAGAAAAAACTTAAGGATGTTGAAGAAGAGACTGTTAAAACAACAAATAATGTTACCAACAATGCGGTATTTGTCGGTTCAACATCAGATTTGTCCAAGTTACTTAAGCAAGGTTTTCTAAATAGTAATGATAAAAACTAACTGATAATGAAAAGTAATTCTTGTAAAAAAGGATACTATTATTGTTTCACTTCGAAGAAGTGTAAGAAGATTCCTATGGGATGGCACGTCATGCCTTCCACTGGGCGTCTAATGAAAGATAGTGAGCATAGTGAAGAGGAAACCGAATCTAAGAAGAACGGAAATGGCACTAGCAATGGTAGCAGCAGTCCTTCTAATGGTAGTAATGGTTCCTCCGTTAGTGAGGGAAGAAGATGGAGTGAAAAATACAAAAGATCAATCGATTGCGACAATCCAAAAGGATTCTCTCAAAGAGCACACTGTCAAGGAAAAAAAGTGAACGAAGCAAAAGAAAAGGGAGACCACGAAGTATCGATGGCACATTCTCAGTTGAAAAAAACTGAGAGAAATATTAAGTTACTTCGCAAAGCACTTGGTAAGAAAGAAAAGAACATTCCAGCTTGGGTCCAAGCAAAAATTACGGACACCGAGCATAATATGGATGCTGCGGCAGGTTATATGGATGAAGCAACTGATGGAATCAAATCTAAAGATTATAAAGGTAGATTAGATAAATGGTTTGACGATGGTGGTTGGGTTCAAACAGGTGGTAAATATGATGGAAAACCTTGTGCCAAGCAACCAGGACAGACAACAAAACCATTTTGTAGAGATCCAGATGATCGCGCAGCAATGAGTAAGGATGAAAGAGAAAGAAGGGCAAAGAAAAAGCGTAGAGAAGATCCAAATGCAAATAGAAGTGGTGAAGCAAAAATAGTGTCTGCATCGTATTCAAATTGGAGAGATGAATTAGATCAACTCAATGAGAAGAAAGACGCTTGTTACCATAAAGTCAAGTCACGTTATAAGATTTGGCCAAGTGCGTATGCTTCTGGTGCATTAGTTAAGTGTCGTAAAGTTGGCGCTGCCAACTGGGGAAATAGCACCAATGAAGGATATGAGTATTCTAACTGGAAAGATGATTTCCAACCTCTCGAAATTGAAACAGTGGATTTGATTAAACCAGATCCAATTAATGAGGCATCAAAAAAGTGTTGGAAGGGTTATAGGAAAACAGGAACACAAACATTATTTGGAAAAACTTACAATCGATGTGTTAAGGAGGAAGAATATTCAAACTGGAGAGAAGAACTTGATGAGGATTGGCAGAAAGTCAATCGTCAAGATAAAACTGATGGTTTAAGTCAAAAAGCAGTTGATGCTTATCGTCGTGAGAATCCTGGATCAAAACTTCAAACTGCAGTAACTGAAAAGAAACCAAAGGGGAAGAGAGCAGAACGTCGTGCTAACTTCTGTCGTCGTATGAAAGGAATGAAATCAAAACTAACATCATCAAAAACAGCAAGAGATCCAGATTCAAGAATTAACAAAGCACTGCGTCGTTGGAGGTGCAACTAA